TATTCGTACGGCTCCATGCTGTAAACAGTGTGGTTGCCGTTGAAAGAGTTACCGACACCGCTGACCGATACTGTGTCGCCCAGTCGAAGGTTGGTGACAGGTGTGAGGGTCTGCACAGCTGCGTATTCATCACGGTAAATGCCGTGAGTAACTACATAATCAGCCATGTCAGACCCTCGCCCTACCTAGTAACCAACGATTAGACGAAAGCAGCCTTGACGAACTTGCTGGAGTCAATCATGAGTGCTGCGAAGTAACCGCGGAATGCGATTGTGCGTGACAGCGTGGATGGCGAGTCAATGCTGATTGCGCCCTTTTGCTGTTCGAACAATTCGTAGCCGGTTGCGTCAGCAATGATGAGCGTGTCAGCTGCAAAGTTGCGGTCAACTACGACCTGCAAGCCGAACGCGTTGCCGCCGTACTGGTTGACACCAAGGTTGCCGAAGGCGTTCATTGGGCCGACCTGTGGGAACAGCGGACGATCTGCTGTGTCGCTGAGGGCGAGCAGGATTTGCCACTGGTCTGGGCTGACAAACAGGTGACCTGGAAGGTTGCCGTTTGACGATGACAGGATGGTTGCTGCTGCTTCTGCTACCCATGATGCCCAGTACGAAGGGTCAGCTTCTGACGCTGCGGTGAAGTTCTGGGTCACTGATGCACCGGAGACGAGCTGGTCGGCTGCGTAGTTGTCGGTGGCGTTTGCGTAGATACGGCCCATGTCGTCAAGCACAACTGACAAGATTGCTGGATCTGTCCAGTCGATGTCGGCTTCGGAGATGTTTACATACCCACCGAAAATCTGCTTGGTGACTTGGTTGTTGAAAACGACCATTGTGCCGGCTGTTGGTGACTGCTCAGCGATGGATGCACCGATGCTGGTGTGTGTGGTCACTTCTGGACGGATAAACACTTTGCCGCCTGCGGGCATTGCACGCACCCCAACGGCATCGATGACAGGTCTGCGACCGATGAAATTGTTGTACACGCTTGGTCCGACGATTGGCGTCGGGAGCACTCCAGGGGTGTCTGTGGTGACGATGTCTGGTGCAGCTGCTTTGAGTGCTTCTGACATTGCGCGCCACTGATCGCCGCCGGCAATTGCTGCTGACAAGTATTCGACTGCTGTTGGCAGTTTCACTTCGCGACGTGGTTGCGCAAAATTAATAGGGGCTGTTGGAACGATTTCAGCCGAAGCCTCAACCGCTGGGGTTTCTTGTGACATGGTTTCCTCCTCAGGAATGTCATTGGGTTGGGTTTCGTCTGCGTCAGGTTGTGACGCGGCGATTTCTGTGATTACAGCATCCGCAAAAGCGGGCTGAGCCACGAGACTGATTTCAACAAGGTTGGCTTGGCTCACGACCATGGTGCCGTTCTTGTCGTACTTGAATTTGACTGGGATAGCGCCGACGCTGACCGAGTCATACGCGCCAGCCTTGACTAGCTCGATGGCTTCGTCGGCTGCGCGGGTCTTAGCAAACTTGGCTGTAAACAACAAGCCTTCTTCGGCTTCGACCAGTTCGGTGACAACGCCACGTAGTTGTGTCATGTCGTGGCCTTCAATGAGCTTGGGTGCTTTGGCGTTTACATCAAATGCGCCACGGCGAAACATGACGGACTCGCCACTTGACACCGTTGCAGGTGTGTCCCAAGGTACTGCCACACCCGTAATAGTGCGGGGGCTGTCCTCACCTGCAGCGGCATCAAGCGTTACTGGCACAGCGACAAACTGGATCATGCGTCTTCCATTTCGTTAGAACGGCTTGAGTCTTCAGCGACTTCGCCGGCGTAGTCTTCCATGTTGAATTCGACGTAGCGACCGCGCGGCAGGATGTTGTCTGCCGACAGGGTCTGCTCAATGGTGTCGAGATAGATGCGGGCACCAAACAGGTATAGGTCTTGACGGGCCTGCTGTGCGTTCTGGTACGTCATTGACGCACCCTCAGTCGGAGCCGAGACAAGATAAGCAGGAATGTTGCACAGGCGAGCCATTTCAAGCGCCTGGTATTTGCGCTGATCAGCGAGGACTTCTTGCGGGGAGTGTTTGAACTCACGGAACTCAACCTGTCGAGATAACGCACCAATAGCGTTCTGTTTACGAGCCTGCGACCAAGCCGACGCCAGCGATCCGAGGTCTTCGCCAGAGAGGTCTTCGCCGTCTACTTGCTGTAGATAGCCAGGTGTGGTTTCTAGCTGGGCGTAACGGTCGGCAGCCTGATCCAAATAGATGCTGGTGTTAATTGCGCGAGCGCCAATCTTCAAGATGCCTTCAATTGGGCTGATGAATTGAACAACGTTGTTTACATCTAGCGGTTGCCCATTGAACTCGAGTTCATCTGATGGCCCGTAGAACTGTGGGATACCGGTCTGCTTGACGCTGGACATGTTTGCAGCTGGTAGCCATGTAAACGCTGCGGGGAAACCTTGACCGCCGGCACCTTGTGGGGCGTAGCGACGTGTGATGTAGGCGTAGGCGACACCGTAGAAGAACAGGTCGCTGAAGATGTTTACAAAGAAGAATGAGCGGGAGACTTTGGGGTCTGGGCGTTCCATCCACGGCTCTAGCGGGAGGTACACCTCTTCGTAGTTTTCGCCCATCCACTGTTTGCTGTAATGCTTTAATTCGAGCGAGCCGATAAGGCCTGCGATGAGGTCACGGCTACGGCTGACCGTCGGCACGGATAACGCACGTACCTCAGCGGTGCCGGTTTCGTAAACAAGGAAGTTGCCAACGTTGGCTGCACCAGCGGCAGCCTTAACGACAGGCGCGGCAGCGAAGTGCGCCGTCTCTACTTTGCGTGTAAACAAACCCATGTATGTGGAGTCTCGCACAAGGTTGTTGCATTTGCAAGTATTGTTTTTAAGAACTTGCAAAGCCTATTTTTGCTGTTGATCGAGGTCGTGAAACCATTACGGCAGCTGTAATTAAACAACGACAAGCCTCAATAGGCCCCGGTGAGCGCTGGCTGGAAACAACTAAAGTGTTTTGGGCGCGTACGAGCACTGCTCTAGCAACGTGTTCGGCAAGCATCTCTCCGCCGTCATGTTTAACTTTGCCTTCCGCAATTAACGACCGGCAAATGGCCGTGTATTTCAGAAGTTCACCGTAGCCCCACTCTTGTTTACGGTGCATATATTTTTGCGGGGTGTGAACAGCTAGCGATGGTGTAATAGCCAAGGTTAATTTTGGGTCGTTTTCAAGAGCCGCCACAATTTTTTCCCACAGATCGTTAATCGAGTCGGTGCTGAAACGCACGCTTACAAGCACTTCGCCGCTTGTATTCAACCTTGCCCAGACGCCAACGTATTTTGAGTCGTCAACTGCGGAGTCAACTGCTAAAACCGATTTAGTTCCATCCCATGTTAAGTTTTCGGCTTTTGCTTTTGCCCACATTCCCATCGGCAACCAAGACGATGTTGCCGCCACCCAAAGGTTGCAGTGGGCGCGAAGGAACTGGTTGCGGTCGGGTGCTGCAGCGGCTGATTGTAAACCTTTAACCGTAATCGTTCGGCCTAGGCTTGGATTGGGGTAGCCCCAAAATTGAGGGTCGAGCGGATCAACACCAGTCGGTAGAGACCATTCTGCAAAATACAAATCCGTTTGAACATTGGCATCAATCGCCGCCAACGCTTGTTCTCGGAACTTAAGCATTGCGCGACTTGATTCGTCGCCGGCGGTAGAAGTCATCCAACACATTGGTGACGGCACAGCAATTTGGCTAGGAAGCAAAGCTCCAAAAATGGCCGACTCAGAAAGAGCCCAGATTTCGTCAAGCAACATAATGTCCCATGTCCCACCGTGCTTTTTTCCTGTGGCGGCTTTAACCGCATACACAGACCCGTCAGCCATTTTGACTTGGTGGCGGCCATAAGCCCAGGTGACTTTGCACAGCTCTTGTTCTTCCCACAGTTCAAACGTTTCGCGCAGCTCCTCAAACACCTCAGTCGCTAAAGCCAACTCATGAGCCGAAGACATGATCCGCACCGGTCGACCCCAGATACGTGGCAACTCAGACAACGCCCACCCCACAATCGCAGCGTTCATAGTTGTCTTACCGTTCTGACGCGCCGCACTAACTAAAGCCTTCGAATGTGTGAACCGCAGCTGCTCATCATGGCTAAACGCACCGGTTAACGAATGAATCTGCCATGGAAATAACGGCCTGCCAAGATTTCTCTCCGACCAATCAGCAATTTGAGGCCCAAAAGAAGTCCCCCCAACTAAAAAAGACTCCAAACGAGGCGAATCCATACCGAAATTAGACTGAACCAGCCGTAAACCGTCAGACCCATCCTGAACTGGTTTGGTTTCGTTGGAGATATCAGAGAG